ATTCATCTCCTATTTTTGTTTCAATTAAACGGTTCAAGTACCACTGTGCTTTCTCCAAATCCTCAAGACCATTCTTGTACTTATATCTACACATGTACTTTAATATATTGCCTTGAAGATATGATTCAAATCCATCACCAGTGACAGATTCGATTATATCTATAGTCTCTATGCCTGCTTTGTTGTAGTGTTCAGGACTGTTTACCATATCTACTACTTTAGGAGTTTCTTTTTCTTTTTGTTTTTCTTCTTCTAATCTTTTTAACATGTATTCATAGTACCTCATCAATGTTTACTTCCAAAATCAACTTTAATTATGTTATCTTTGTATTCTATCTTTTCCCCTGTCTCATCAAGTATCTCACCAAACATTCGTTTAGTTGAATAGTTAAAAGCAAGTTCAGACATACCAAAGTTGAACAACTCTTCAGGTTTACCTGTTATCAAGCCAACCAATCCCTCATGTATAACAGATGCTACAGAATGGTCAAGCTCACTTTGATATTTTTTTCCAGTTGTATCGTAGGCATTCATTTTAAACTTATCATCACCCACATCTTCTAGTATGATATAGTAATAATTTTTTTGTAGATTCATTTGTTCCATAAACTTTTTTATGTCTTCGTCTTTATCTTTCATTTTTTAAACCACTCCGCAGGTATTGTTTTTTCTGCCCAACGAAAATTGTGCTTGTTGCACCAATCAGCGTAGGTTGTTCTACTACCTTTGTAGATCTTGTTCCGTGCATTCATAAAGACAAATCGTATATCTAAATCTTTATGTTGTTCTTTTATAAGAGCCATCTTAACTCTATCTGCTTTATCTAGATGACCTTTTGCTTCTATGTAAATATCACTTTCGATTATATAGAAATCAGGTGTATACGTTCTAGGTTTAGGTATGTAAATAAACTTTTTTGATTCATACTCAAACTTAACTTTGTTTTGAGCCAAATTCTTTGCGAGATGCAACTCAAATTGTGATCTGTATTTTGATCTTTTCATATCGGTATCTTCAATCCTAACGAGTGTAGCCGTTTGTTTATGTACCCTGCCAGTTTGAGGGATTGTTTTTCTATTGTAATAAGTTCGTTTGTTAAAGGGTATATCGGCAGGCATATTATCTTACCTTGACCCAAAACATAGTGTATAGTTTGAAATTCATTCTCTACCTTCATTACATCTCGTTGTTCAGTTGAAGAAGTGAGAGAGCCGTTTTTTGAAAAGTTTTCACGAAGAGTAAGGGGAATACCTCTATCATGTTGACGTAAAAAAACAATGTCTCTCCCACCCCCTGTTTCCACGTGGGAATCTATATAAACGTGGTACAAGTCCTCGTTCAATTGCATAAGATCTTTTTGATATTCACGAACATATATAACTGGCATTATAACGCTTTCTTTTTCAATCTAGAATACCACGCTTGTGGTGGCTGTTTAGCTTTCGATGTCACCCTATCATGTAGCACTGCATCTTTCCAACAGTGTGCTTTGAACCCACACATTGTACAAGGCTTGGGCAACAGTTTGTTTCCTGTCCTGACCTCTTGTCCATCTTGCTTGTACGTTTCAAATATATCTTTGAACGGTACTTTAAATTCTGAGGAGTCATCTGTAAGTAGTTTAATTCTTTTCTCAGCATCTGCTAAGTATTCTTTTCTATCATCATTCTGCCAATCAGGTGCTTCAACTATCGCTACTTCGCCACTTGATTTGTTTACAACAATCCACCCACCAAAAGGTAAACCTGTTGCTTCACCGTACAGATGACCTTGCATTATGTATCCAAATGGATCATCTTCTTTTATTTTATCGTATCCACCAAACCCTGTGTATTTAAATTTAAATGCCCACTCACTAGCAGACTTTACATCCCAGACCTTTTCTTGTCCTAATTCATCACGTATTATTAAATCTAATGTGCCAGTCACTTCTGTGTCACCTATCTTGACACTTACTTGTTTTTGTTTTTCTACAATGTCGATACCTGCTTGCTCAAGAACAAGTACAGCTATAGACTCCACAAGATCTCCAAACAAAAACCTAAACAGCATGTTGTATTGTATTTCTTGTTCGATGCCTTTTTTCTCAAGAAGTTGTTGGCAAACAGGTCTACCAAGACCTGACATACGTATTTTGTATTCTCGTTGTTTATTTAGCTGATTTATAACGGAGTCTCTGCAAGAATTAGCAAAGTCCGTAACGGCTTCGGGGGGAATAGAGACTTCCCCCCTACTTGCACGTTCCATATAGTCTTGGATTTTAAACAGCAACAGCATTGAAATCGTCTGCTAGACTGTCTTCGTCAGTGTTAGATACTAACTTGACAGATTCTCTACTCTGTTCAAGCACGTTTTGGTTGTGTGCCTTTACAGTATCTGCAAACTTTTTCATTAAAGCTTTATCTTCTTCAGATATTGTTGTTTCACTATGTAAGGTTGGTACAGGTATCCAATACTGTACTGAGCCTTTCTTTTGTTTAGCAGTTGCTAAAGATATGTTGCATTTCTGCATAATCTTTTTCTGCTTGGTAAGACCATCAATAAAATTCCTGATAGGTACAAACCCTGATTTTTTGAAATAAGCGACTACTGGATGGTTTTCTATTTTAACTTCACTACCATTACCTTTTTTGAAGTCTCCTGAAATCACACAATATAACACTTGATTGCAAACTGCAGAACGTGATCTTAGTTTCACAGGATCATCATCTTTAAGTCTTTGTTCATCTTCCATAGATAAGCGACCACATTTGTTGCCACCTTCTGTGTCAGGAAAGTCACCCGACAGTGATGGTTTCTGTACAGACTTACAAGAGAATGAATTTTGCTCAGCATCAAACACACTCCACTCAAAGGTTCTTAGAATTGGTCTAATTACAACAGTTTTAGCATAAACCATCTCACCCTCGTGCATCATTTTCCAATCACCACGAGTAAGTGTTTGACCATCTTCTGTTTCAACATCATAGTTGATGTTTAGTCTAGACAGACCTGCAGAAACTTTCTGAGCTTTACCTTGCCCAGTTAGTTGCATGAAGGCGTCTGTGTCGTCACTGTCAAAAGAACTTACGATGTTGTCCATTTCATCAGTCATAGTTTGTAAATTATTATCCATAAAATTTTCCTTTTTTCTGTTTATTTAAGGTTAACGTAATTGCAGGTTACAAATTAACTTCAGACAAGTCAAGCCAATTTTTACCTATTTTTAATTCTATGCCTACTGGCATGTCGTATTCTATGCCATACCTACGTTTCGTCTCGCTAGGTAAACACAACATTGCTTCAGATAAAACCTTAATGCACTGTTGTTCTTCACTCGGATGAACATCAAGAACGATTGAATCGTGTACTGTGTTGCAAATCACAGACTTCATCTCTAGCTTTCTCATTAGTTCATCTAGCTTGACTAACGCAATAGGCAATAGATCAGCCGTAGCGAACCCCTGAACAGGGTAATTGCATATGGCAGTACGGTTGGTAGCTGAACCCCACTCTGTCCATCTAGCGTCAGGAAATGAGTATTCACGCCCTGATGGTAGTTTTATGATCTTTGTGGATACAGCTTGCTTTTCTAGCTCCTTGTGCCACTCACTTACCTGTTCATACTTCTCTTTAAACTTTTGATAGTATGCCTGCTGATTCCGTGTACCACTCACGCCACCGTACAATGGCTTGAATGTGTGTGCTTTTGCTTCCTGTCTAGAGCAGCCTATGATAGATGCCGTGTAACTATGTACATCTGTACCTTTTATCACGTCTGCATACACGTTGCTGTCCTTTGCAAGAAAGCCTGCTACTCTAAACTCTAACTGTGAATAGTCACCCTCAAGTATTTTGCCACCCTCGAATCGACTTTCCACAACCTTACGTATTGCAAATGTTGAACCTCTTGGCATGTTTTGAAAGTTAGGATTACGACTAGATAGTCTACCCGTAGCTGTTACACATTGCATAAATTCAGGATGGATAAAATCATTCTCATCCACATTGTTTTTCATTCCCTCTACAAAGGTAGATAGATAAGTACGTAAAGCATTGTATCTGACGTAGGCTTCACAAAATTCACGTGCATCACCCTCTAGTTCAGATAGCCTATCTTCTAATGTTACCTTGTCTGTTTTAAAACCTGCTGATGCAGTATCACGTGTTGTACGTGGTATGAGTTTGAAACCTGCTACCTCACCAGTAGATGTATAAACTACACCCTTGCCTATACAGGTTTTGCATATTCGTTTAGCTCTGCCTGCACTTCCGTCTTTTTTAAGAGGTGTTACTCTTCCTGATCCACGACAAGTTTCACATTGACGACCTACTGTCTTGTAAACAATGTCAGTCATCTGTCTCACGTACCTTACGAAGTCTTTGTTGTTCATACGTGTTTTCATCTTTGGCTTAATTGTATTGCCACGCATCTCATGACCAAGATTAAATGTCATTGACCACAGTGCTTTGTCTTTTACTTTTCTAGAGTAAAGCAACACACTTTTATCATCAGGACTAGCAAGATTGATAGGTGTATCCCCCATTGCATTCTTAGCTAGTCTGTTTAGCTTGTTCTCCAACATGGACATCTCATCCATGTATTGTTCTTCTATTTGATCAAGAGTCGCTCTGTTGATTTTTAGTCCGTTTGATTCTATCCTAGATAGAACGTTAGTCATTTCAAATGACAGTTTTAGTGTCTGTTTCATATATTTCCTCAAATGTTAAGCCAAAGGCTTCTAGTTGTTTTACTGCAACCTCTTCGGTTGCGACTACATCGGCAATGCCGTATTCTTCGACTATTTCTGCAGGTATTTCGTAGAAGGTTTTGCCTTCCTTAATATACGGTGCAACCAAGTCCTTTTCTTTTTGGGTAACGTTATAACGTTTTGCGAGAGCATCAAGTGCCAAAGACCAACGTCTTCCTTTTGACCTAATATATTCTGCAACCATCGTATCATACAAAACTCCATCATATTTAAATCCACACGAACGCAACCACATTATGTCAAACTTTATATTTTGTCCAACAAGAACATCAGCTTGGTTTAAGTCACTTTGTATTCGATTAACATTTTGTGAGTTGTACCACGTGTCTTTATCTATGTGATAGAAAAATTCATAGTTAACATTTTTGTTTAACAACCACTTCCAACCCACTGATACTAAACGATTATTGAAGTAG